GTGCTGTGCCCCGCAGAAGTAGCGTAGGAGACTCCCGAACTATGTCGAGCGCGACCCTCAACGGCACTCCGGCCACGCGCTACAGCGAGACCACGCATCCCCTCCCATACAAGGGCGCGCGCGCCAACATGCGCCTGCTTTTCAACTCCGGCGCCTGGCTGCAGCCCGAGTGCTACCCCTGGAACAACGCCTACTTGGCCGGCGCCACAACCCAGACGCGCGACACTGGCGCGCGCTATCCGCTCACCCCGGTTGTGCTCTCGGACGCCAATGGCCTCTACGGCGAGCTCGACGGCATCTACCACATCAGCGGCTTCAATAATCTGGTGGAAAACACCCTCGTCGTGGGTGGAAAAACGCACGTCGTCATCCGTGACGTCGGTCGCACCGGGTTCAACGATTTCTACGCAATGAGGCTCGACTGATATGGCCTATCTCACCGGCGTTGCAAACAACTTCGGCGACCTGCGCACGGCGCTCCTCAACGGGCTGACCGCAAACGGCTGGGCGCTATCCGGCAGCATTGTCAGCAAGGGCGCGCTGTACCTCACCGTCACGGCCACCGAGAGCTTCGTGTCCACTACTGTCACCGAGGGGCTCATCTTCCAGGGCGGAACAGGCGACAACGCGGGCGGCCTGGTCGATCCGTCTGCGGTCACGCCGCGGTTGGGGCGATCCCGGCCTGAAGACCCTGCCATTGCCTGGCCGGCGGAATACCACTTGCACATCCACAGCAACCCCGACGAAGTCTACATCGTGGTGCGCTACAACGTGGATTTCTACACTTGGGCGGCATTTGGTCAGTCGCAGGTGCAGAACCTCAATGGCAGTGGGATGTGGGTCACTGCGCAAAATGCGCTGCGGCAGAACATCTATACGTCATTGAATCTTGGATTGGGTTGGTACGAGCTGAAGCCTGACTCGGGTGGTACGACGTACTCATACTCTTTTTTCTACTATGAGGCATCCGGGGCGCCGTTCTGGAACACAGGGTGGACTGACTACGCATCCGGCACCGAACACCATCAATATGTGCAAGACACGATCCACGCCAACCTGATGGGCTACCCGCAAAACTGGATGGGCTACTACCCGCCCAATCAGCCCGGGAGTCAGATCATCGGCGTTCGCCCCGCCGCGCCGCACATCGCCCGCCTGCCCAATGCATGGAGCCAGGAGGCCGTGCTCGTGCCCATCCAAGTGTATGCGTGGGTGGCCGAGTCAAAATGCTCGCTCGTGCTCGAGGTCGAACACGCCCGCTACACCCGAATCGACAACTACGAGCCCGGCCAGGTCATCCAGATTGGCCCCGACCGCTGGAAAATCTATCCGTTCGTGCGCAAAAATACGACATTCCGTGATGCGGGGACGGGCGTAAATGTGACCACCGGCCAGCATTCGGGCACGCTGGGCTGGGCCATCCGTTACGACGGAGCCTGATCATGCCGCTGATCGACGCATGGCGCGCACAATCTTCGCAGGGTGGGGTGGTGGATAACACCTACCTGGGCACGCACTACGACGATTTTCTGCCCGAATTCGCCACGCGCGACGCCTGGCGCATCAGCACCACAGGCATTGCGCCCTACACGAACAACGCCCCAGTTTCGGCCGCGGGGCGCGCGATTGTCGGATTTGCGGCGGGCTCGTGGAGCGACGATTTCTATCATCGTATCCACGTGATCCCGTCTCGGCTGGACATCGGCAACCTGTTCACAGCGCAGTCGCGCACGTTCCGGGTGTGGAATGCCTACCTGGACTCGGCAAAGACGCTCGCATCGGTTTCGGAGTCGGGCACCGAAGGCATTTTGATCACCGGCCCCGCATCGCCGCCCACCGTATTTGCGACCAACGAGGAGCGGCAGTATTCGGTGTCGGTCACGCTCAACGGCCCACCTGTCATCGATGCCGCCGTGCTGCTGGTGTTCGAGGCCGCAAACAGCCCCACGGTCACCATCACCGGCCGCCGCATTGTGGTGTGGCCCTGGGTGCCGCAGGTCGACTATCGCGAAACGCTCGAATGGCAAACCGATGTCATCCAGGCGTTTGCGGGCGAACAGCGAATCGCGCTGCGGACCGCGCCGCGGCAGGGGTTCGACCACCGGTATTACCTGCAGTCGCAAGACCTGGCGCGCGCACAGGCCGTGGTCGGTGGCTGGGCGCATCGTCTGTATGGGCTACCGATGTTCGGCGAGGCCAGCAACGTGGGCGCGCTCACTGCCGGGCTCACGCAATTGCTGGTCGATACCGCCCATGCGGATTACCGCGCAGGCGGCATGGCATGCGTATGGGCATCGCCCGAGCAGCTCGAGATAGTGGAGATTTCGCAGGTGCTGGTCGACCGCCTGGTGCTGGTGCGCCCGCTGGCCACATCATACGCCGCCGCGCGCGTCATGCCGCTGCGAGTCGCCCGCACGCTGCGTGGCGTCGAGTTCGATCGCGTGGATGGGCGCAACAGTTTTGCCGCCGCGCAATGGTCGGTAACCGATAACGCCGAGCTCGCCGGCGCCACTACGCTGGATGCCTACCGCGGGGCCGATGTGCTGTCGCTGTGCCGGGTCATGGTGTCGCCCATCTCCGACCGCATCGCCCGCAGCGTGGACGTGTTCGACAACGGCAGCGGCATCATGGACCGGGACGTGCAGTCCGAATACGTCACCCGCACCTCGCTCGCCACGTTCCACGCCGACACCCGCGCCCAGCGCTGGGCGTTGCGCGTCTTTCTGGACCGCATCAAGGGCCGCCAAGGGGTGTTCTGGCTGGTGTCGGGCAACGCCGATCTGCAGATCGCCGCGCCCTTGTCGTCCGGCGGCAACACGCTGCAGGTGCAGCCGATCGGATACCCGCTGTACTACGGCGTCACCGACATCTGCATCCTGCTCAACGGCGGCACGCGCATCTATCGGCGGGTCACCAGCGGCGCGGCCGTGGATGGCCTCGAGCATCTGGCGCTCGACGCCGCGCCAGGCGTGACGATCGACGCTAACAACGTGCGCCGCATCATGTTCATGCGGCTCTACCGGCTCGACGCCGATACGGTCGAGATCCATCACCCGGCGCGCGACATCGCCCGCGCTGCGGTGGCCTGCAAAGAGGTGCCCGCATGAGCTATGCCAGCAGAGAGGCCTCGACGGCGCAGGGTGCGCCGATCGAGCTGTACGAGTTTCGCCAGGGCGTGCTGCGATGGACGTATTGCAGCCCGGCCGACCCGGTCACATACGCCGGGATGACGTTCGAGCCGGCCGCCATCGAGCGCGATCGCGTCAAGCAGACCACCGACCCGTTCAAAAACGATCTGCGCATCACCCTGCCGCGCGCGATGGAGTTCGCCGCACGCTGCCTGGGCACGGTGGGCGAAGACGTGACCACGCTCACCATATACCGCGGGCACGCCGGCGACGGCGAGTTTATCGCGTACTGGAAGGGGCGGCTGGTGGGCGCTGAGGCCAGCGGCAACGCGGTGGTGCTGGAATGCGAAAGCGTCTTCACCTCGATCCGCCGGCCGGGCCTGCGGGCGCGCTTCGAATACGGCTGTCGGCACCCGCTGTACTCGGCGCAGTGCGGGGTGTTTGCGTCTGTGCATGAGATCGACGGCACGGTGGCCAGCATGGATGCGTCCGGGCTGGCGGTCGTGTCAGCGGCCGCCGCGGCGCAGCCTGATGGGCATTTCGCCGGCGGTATCCTCGCGGCTGGTGGCATCCGGCGCTTCATCGTCACGCACAGCGCAGGCGGGGTGCTCACGTTGTCGCGTGCCGTGCCTGGACTGCTGACGGGCGCGGCCATCACGCTCTATCCGGGTTGCGACCACACACGCGCCACATGCGCCGCCAAGTTCGCCAATCTCGACAATTTCGGCGGGTTCCCGTGGATACCCACGCGCAACCCGTTCGACGGCGGGAGCCTGTTCTGACATGTGGAATTTCGTCATCCAGTGGGTTGCCACCCTCGCGCTGTCGTACCTCACCGCACCCAAGCCCAAGGCGCCCGCCGCAGCCGGCATCGGCGATGTGCAAGCCCCCACGGCCGAGGTCGGGCGCGAGATCCCCGTCCTGTTCGGCACACGCGACCTCACAGGCCCCAACTGCTGCTGGTACGGGGATCTACGCGCGGCTGCGATCAAGAAGCGCAGCGGGTTCTCAAAAGTCACGGTCGGCTACAACTACTACCTTGGCGCGCACCTGGTGCTCGCTCACGGCCCCATTGATGCAGTCACCCGCATCCGCATCGGCGACAAAACCGCATGGGAGGGCAGCACGGCCGGCGGGCAGATCAGCGCCGCAGCCGATGGGCTGACGGGCGCGATCGATGTCGAGTTCGGCGCCACGACGCAAGCTGCGAACGGATACCTTCAAGCCCGCCTGGGCGCCGTGCCGGCCTTCCGGGGTGTGCTGGGGCTCGTGCTGCGCCAGGTGCATCTAGGCCAGGCGCCGACGCTGCAGGCCATCAGCGTCCGCGCGCGGCGCATCCTTGTGCGGCAGTATGGCCTCGCGCAGTGGTATCCGGCCAAGGCCGAGATCGGTGCCGACATGAACCCGGCGCACATCCTGCGCGAATGCCTCACCGATCCCGTATGGGGCATGGGCTACCCCGAAGCGGATATCGACGCTGCCTCATTCACCGCCGCTGCCGACACGCTGCACGCCGAGGGGTTCGGCCTGTCGCTGCTGTGGGACCGCTCTGCCGAGCTGGGCGACTTCATCGGCGAGGTGCTGTCGCACATCGATGGTTCGCTGTTCGTCGATCGCGGTACCGGCCGCTTCCGGCTGTCGCTCGCGCGCGGCGGCTACACGGTGGCAACCTTGCCGCTGCTGGACGAAACCAGCGTCGTGCGTATCGAGGCCTTCCGCCGGCGCGCGCTCTCGGAGATGATCAACCAAGTCAGCGTCTCGTTCTGGGACTCGACCACCGGCAAGGCCGGGTCGACCACGCTGCAAGACACCGCGCTCGCACAGCAGCAGGGCACCACCACATCCAGTGCGCTCGCCTACCCTGGCATCACCTCTGCCGCGCTTGCTGCGCGCGTCGCCGCGCGCGATCTTCGTGCCCTGAGCACGCCGCTGTCGTCATGCACGGTCTATGCCACTCGCGCGGCGGCTGGTCTCAATGTGGGCGATGTCATCCGCCTGTCGTGGCCCCGGTTCGGGTTCGACCAGTTGCTGATGCGCGTAACCGCCGTCGAGCTCGGCGCGCTGGGCGACAATGCCGTGCGGCTGCAGTGTGTAGAAGACGTGTTCGGGCTAAGCGCAGCGGTCTATGCCGCCTCCGCCGGTGGGTCATGGACGCCCGCAAACTCGGCGCCCGCGGCATCGCCTGCGCGGCTGCTGATCGACGCCCCGTATTTCGCCCTGCTCGAAACACTTGACGCCACCGCCGCGGCTGGCCTGCCGGCAACGGCCGCGTATGCCATGGTGGCCGCGCAGCGCCCCAGCAGTGACGCCTTCGACGCCGCCATCTTGACCAACCCCACAAACACCGCATGGATCGACGGCGGCCGGCTCGACTT